CATTTTTCGGAACGGGCGCGAATTCGGGATAGGGGACCGCTGGCAAATGCCCAGGAAGGCCCCAAATCGGGCCCAGGATCGACGAACGGGGGCGAGTTGCTACCGGACATCCTACCGACCCAAACAAACGCGCTAGCGGTCGTTTACGTCGATCCTAGGGCCCTTAGGGGAAACCCTAGAAACTCGCGAACGCATTCGGCCGCGCAGCTTGCGCAGTTGCGCGATTCGTTCGCGCAGTTCGGCTTCACCAACCCGTTGCTGATCGACGCGGACGGCGCCATCATCGCCGGGCACGGCCGTCATCTTGCCGCGCTGCTCGAGCCGCCGCTGCCGTTCGTGCCGACGATCACGCTGCACGGCCTCACCGACGAGCAGAAGCGCGCTTACATGCTCGCGGACAACAAGATCGCGCTGAACAGCGGCTGGAACGTCGAGCAGCTCGCCTACGAGCTCGACTCGCTGCGCGGTGCCGGCATCGACGGCCTGCGGCTGGGCTTCTCTGTCGGCGAGCTTGCCGGCATGCTCGGCACCCCGAACCTGCCGCCGCGTCGCAACGTCGACGACGTCGACAAGCACCTGCTCGTCGTCGAATGCGCCGACGAGCCTTCGCTGCAGACGCTCTACGACGAGATGAGCGGGCGCGGCTTTCACGTCAAGCTCATGTCATGAAAATCATCCACACGTACAGCGGCCCCGAGCATCGCGAAACGTTCTGGCTTCCCGATGCGGGGGAGGTCGCCCGGCTCGCCGACGGTGCCGCCCTTCGCACGCGGCTCGACACGTCGCTGCGACTGCTCGTCGATGTCCTCGATGCCGAGACCGCCGCCGACGCGGGCGACGACGCCGACGACGACGACAAGCAACGGCCCAGCGCCGCCGAGCTTGGCGCGTTCGGCTACTGATTCAAGCCGGTGATGTGAACGTCGACTTCACGCTCGAATCGCCGGTCGCGACCTCGTTTCGCTGCGTCAAGGCCGCCAACTCGCTCGACATCGATCCGCACAAGAAGGCCGTCCACCACTTCGCCCTCGCCGGCATCGACATCGCCACGCCGTTCAACGTCGGCCTCGTCGTCGGCGCCTCGGGCAGCGGCAAGACGACGCTCGCCCAGCACATCTGGGGCGCCGAGTGCTTCCGCGAGATGCTCGACATGACGCGGCCGGTGATCGACCAGTTCCCCGAGCACTACTCGTACGACGAATGCGCCGCGATGCTCGCCGGCGTCGGCCTGACCTCGGTCGTCTGCTGGATCCGTCCCGCCTACACGCTGTCGAACGGCCAGCGCGCCCGCGCCGAAGCTGCGCTGCGCATGGCGCAGCCGGTCGACGGCACGATCGTCGTCATGGACGAGTGGACCAGCGTCGTCGATCGCACCGTTGGCAAGGTGATGTCGCACTGCATCCAGAAGCACGCCCGCAAGTTCGACAAGCGCATCGTGCTGTGCTCGTGCCACTACGACGTGCACGACTGGCTCAACCCCGACTGGGTGATCGACTGCAACAAGCAGGAATACACCGACCGGAGGTCGCTTCGACGAAGCTTCGCGCGCAGCGAGCAGCTTCACTTCGACATCCGCCGCGTTGAGCGTCGGACCTGGAAGTATTTCAGCAAGTATCACTATCTGAGCGACAAGCTCCCGGGCGGCCACATCGAGGTGTTCGGCCTGTTCAAGGGCGACGACCAGATCGGCTTCCAGTGCTTCGCGAACTACACGCCGTTTCGCAAGAGCGACCTCGGCCGCGAGAAGATGCACAGCAATCGCACCGTGATCCACCCCGACTACGCGGGCCTCGGCATGGGCATCCAGCTGATCAACAAGACCAGCGCGTGGATGACCGCGCAAGGCTACGAAGTGTGGGCGAAATTCTCCAGCACGCCGATCTACCTCCACATGGCGCGCCAGCCCGAGTGGCAACTCGTCGACGTCAAGCGCAACTTGAAGACCGTGCTGAGCGGCAACATGCTGCGCGACAGCGGTTTTCGCGAAGGCGTCAAGACGTATTCGTTTCGCTACGTGGGGCAGGTAGCGCAGAATGCGACCGGCGCGGCAACCTCGATCGGAGCACCACCATGCCCATGATGAAACGCGGCCGGGCGCCGACTCCGAACGTGATCCGCCTCGCGGCGGGCAACCCCGGCCGGCGCCCGATCAACCAGAACGAGCCGAAGCCGCCGCCCGCGCGACCCGAGCCGCCCGCGCACCTCGGCGCCACCGCCAAGGCCGAATGGCAGCGCGTCGTCGGCCAGTTGTTCGATTGCGGGTTGATGACCGCGCTCGACACGCCGATGCTGATGGCCTACTGCGACGCGTTCGGCCGCTACGTCGAGGCGTCCCGCACGATGGAAGAACTCGCCCGCGCCGACCCCGTCACGCGCGGCGTCCTCGTGCGCACCGCCAATGGCAACCCGATCATGAATCCGGTGCTGTGCACGCTGCGCTCGTCGCGCGGCGACATGGCGCGTTTCGCGGTCGAGTTCGGCATGTCGCCCGCATCACGGAGCCGCATCAATGTCGGAATCCCACCCGGAGGCGACGGACGCACCTCGGGCGCGCGCGACCCGGAAGACCGCTTCTTCTGACGACGGCAGCGACCCGACGACGCGCTACGCACGACGCGTCGTCGCCGAACAGATCCTCGCCGGCCCGCACGTGCGCGCCGCGTGCGCGCGCCATCTGCGCGACCTCGAAAACGCGCCCGCCCGCGGCCTGACGTTCGATCGCGAAGTCGCCCGCCGCGCGCTCGAATTCTTCCCCGAAGTGCTGCGCCTGAACGGCGGCCAGTTCGAAGGCCAGCCGTTCGTGCTGCTCGGCTACGAGGAATTCATCATCGGCAGCATCTTCGGCTGGCTGCGCGCCGATGGCACGCGGCGCTTCCGCACCGCCTACATCGAGATGGGCAAGGGCAACGGCAAGTCCCCGCTCGCTGCCGGCATCGGCCTGTACTGCCTGACCAGCGACAACGAGTACCGCGCCGAGATCTACGCCGCCGCGACCAAGAAGGATCAGGCGATGATCCTGTTCCGCGATGCCGTCGCGATGGTCGACCTGTCGCCCGCGCTCGCCAAGCGCGTCCTGAAGACGCCGGCCGGCCCGGCGTGCCACAACCTCGCCTACCTGCGCACGGCGAGCTTCTTTCGCGCCATCGCCAGCGAGGACAAGCAATCCGGCCCGCGCCCGCATTGCTTCCTGATCGACGAGGTGCACGAGCACCCCGACGCGACGATGGTCAACATGGCCTCGGCGGGCCGCAAATGGCGTCGCCAGCCGCTCGTCATCGAGATCACCAACAGCGGCTTCGACCGCGACAGCGTCTGCTGGGAGCATCACCAGTATTCGATCTCGGTCGTCACCGCCGCGCAGACGGACGAAGCCAACTTCAACGACGAATGGTTCGCCTACGTGTGCGCGCTCGACGACGGCGACGAACCGTTCGCCGACGAAGCGTGCTGGCCGAAAGCGAACCCGGGCCTGTTTCACATCATCCAGCCGGCCTACATTCGCGCGCAGTTGCGCGAAGCGCACGGCATGCCGTCCAAGCAGTCGTCGGTCGCGCGGCTGAATTTCTGCCAATGGGTCGGCGCCGAGAACCCGTGGATCGATGGCGACTTCTGGCTGCGCTGCGAGCGCGAATTCGATCCGATCGCGACGCTCGCCGAATGCGACGACCTCGTCGGCGCGATCGACCTGTCGGGGACGCGCGACCTGACCGCGCTGTCGATCGTCGGCGAGCACCCGGACGGCCGCGTCAAGGCGTACACCGAGTTCTGGACTCCGCTCGACACGCTGCAGGCACGCGCCCGCACCGATCGCGTGCCGTACGAGCTCTGGGTGCGTCAAGGGTTCCTGCACGCGACGCCGGGGCGCGCCGTCGACTATGCGTGGGTCGCCCGCAGGCTGGCTGAACTGACCGTGCTGTTGCCGGCGCTGACGCGCGCATGCTTCGACCCGTATCGCATCTCGTTCCTCGAACCCGAACTGGACACCGCCAGCGTCGAGATCGAATTGATCGCGCATCCGCAAGGCGGCTACCGCACGCTACCGAAAACCGATCGCTACGGCCGCGCCGTGCCGTCGCTGTGGATGCCGCGCTCGATCGAAGTGCTCGGCAACATCATCGGCGAAGGTCGCCTCGACGTGCATCGCAACCCGTGCATGACGTATTGCTCGGCGAGCGCAGTGCTCGTCGCGACCGACGACAAGGGCAACCAGATTTTCAGCAAGCGCAAGTCGCGCGGCAGAATCGACGGCATCGTTACGCTCGCGATGGCGATCGGGTTGCTGGAAACAAGCACCGACAACCCGTTGGCCGACCTGCTCAAGAGCGCGCCACTCTGAGGAGAGTTTGCAATGATGACGACCGAACTCGCGACGCGCAGCGAACCTCCTCGCACCGGTGGGCTTCGAACCCGGATCCGCGCCGCGCTCTCGTCATGGCTGGGCATCCCGATCGAACTCACCAACGCCCGATTCTGGGCCGAGTTTTCAGGCGCGCCCGCGCACAGCGGCGAACGCGTGACGCCCGACACCGCGCTGCGCATGTCCGCGGTCTGGGCGTGCGTGCGCCTGATCTCCGAGACCGTCTCGACGCTGCCGATCCTGCTGTATCGCCGCACCCCCGATCGCACTGTCGCGAACAAGCACCCGCTCTATTTCATCCTGCACGATTCGCCAAACGCGGACATGACCGCCGTCACGTTCTGGGAAACGATGCTCGCCTCGATGCTGCTCTGGGGCAACGCCTACGCGGTGATCATTCGCGGTGGCGGCGTCGTCGTCTCGCTCGAATTCGTGCACCCGGCCGGCGTCATCGTGCGTCGCATGCCTGACGGCACGCTGCTCTACATCTGGCACGACTACCTCGGCAAGCAATACGAAACAGACGAAAGCGACATGCTGCACGTCCCGGCGTTCACGATGAACGGGCTGGTCGGCCTCAGCCCGATCGCCTATGCATCGAACGTGCTCGGCAACGCGCTCGCCGCCGATCACGCGTCGGGAACCCTGTTCAGGCGCGGGTTGATGATGAGCGGCACCTTCGAGACACCGAACACCGTTCCCGAAAAGCTGCGCACGACGTTCCAGGCGCGACTCGAGGAATATCGCGGTTCGATCAACGCCGGCAAAGCGCCGCTGCTGGAAGCCGGCATCAAGTACAACGCGCTGTCGATCCACCCTGACGATGCGCAACTGCTCGAAACACGCGCCTTCTCGATCGAGGAGATCTGCCGCTGGTATCGCGTGCCGCCGTTCATGGTCGGCCACAGCGAGAAGTCGACTTCGTGGGGCACGGGCATCGAGCAGCAGATGATCGGGTTCCTGACGTTCACGCTGCGCCCGTGGCTGAAGCGCATCGAGCAGACGATCAATCGCAAGCTGCTCACGCCTACCGAGCGCATGGACTTGTATTCGGAATTCAACATCGAAGCATTGCTGCGCGCCGACAGCACCGCGCGTGCCGCGTTCTATTCGACGATGGTGCAAAACGGCATCTACACCCGCGACGAGTGCCGCGCGAAGGAAAACATGGCGCCGTTCGGCGGCAACGCGGACGTGCTGACGGCGCAAGTCAACCTCGCGCCGCTCGACGAACTCGGCGGCGCGGCGACGGCGTCGAACGCGCCCGCCGTGCAGGCGCGCAACGCGGTTCTTGCGTGGCTCGGAATCGAGTCGGAGCAGAATCGCGCCGAACACGCATCAGCAGCCTCAATGGAGCAGTGATCATGACGAAGCGTTTCATGCCGATGGCGCGTCATCAGGAGCGTCCCGAAGGTACGTCGCTGGAATGGGAACTCGCCGCGCGCGCTCTCGAAACGTGGGCGCCGAACGTCGTCGCAAGCAACGCGCAAGCGACCGAGAATTCGATTTCTATCTATGACCCGATCGGGTTCGATCCGTGGACCGGCGAAGGCGTGACCGTCAAGCGGATCGCAGGCGCATTGCGCAGCATCGGCGACACGAAAGACGTGATCGTGAACATCAACTCGCCCGGTGGCGACATGTTCGAAGGCGTCGCTATCTACAACTTGCTGCGCCAGCACAAGGGCGAAGTGACGACGCGCGTGCTCGGCCTCGCAGCCTCGGCCGCTTCCGTCGTCGCGATGGCTGGCGACACCATCGAGATCGCGCGCAGCGCCTTCCTGATGATGCACAACACGTGGATGGTCGTGCTCGGCAATCGCAACGATCTCGTCGAAGTCGCGCAATCGCTGGAACCGTTCGATCGCAGCATGGCGTCGATCTATTCGGCGCGCAGCGGCAAGACGCAAGCCGAAACAATGGCGCTGATGGACAAGGAATCATGGTTCGGCGGCGAAGCCGCGATCGAATCCGGTTTCGCCGACTCGCTGCTCGCGGCCGATCAGGTGACCGAGCAGGCGCGCGCCAACGACCGCGTCGCCGCCTACCTGCTCGACATGGCGCTCGCCAAGGCAGGCATGCCGCGCTCCGAGCGCCGCGCGATGCTCAAGGAATATAAGGAGACCGGGGGCACGCCGCGCGCTGTTCCCGAAGGCGGCACGCCACGCGCTGCCCGGCCAACGCCTCCGCTGCTGCCCACGCGCGACGCTGGGCAGGAATTGCGCGACGCGTTCGCGTCGCTGTCCGTTGATCTGTCGATGCGGTCCATCGAGTGGACCGTCGCGGAGGTATCCCCATGAGTGCAGAAGACACCGGCGTCGTGCAAGTCGACGCGAAGATGGTCAAGGAAGAACTGCTTCGCATCCGCGATCAGGTGAAGGAGGTCGGCGAAAAGGCTCTCGCGCAGGCCAAGAAATCGGGCGACATGGCCGGCGAGCTCAAGCCGCAAGTCGATGGCCTGCTCATGGAGCAGAACAAACTGATGGCGCGGCTGCAGGACATCGAGCAGAAGCAGGCGCGGCGCGGCAGCGAGGAACGCACCGCACCAAAGACCGCAGGCCAGCTCTTCATTCAGGATGAGGCGTTGAAGGCATGGGTCGACGGCGGCGGCATCAAGTCGACGCAATCCGGCTACGTCGGCCAGATTCCGCGCGCCACGCTCACGTCGATCGGCACGACCAACACGACCACGGTCGGCGTCCCGCCTGACTACCTGCCGGTCGTCTTCCAGGGCCCCGAGCGGCGCATGACGATCCGCGACCTGATCACGCCCGGCACGACGCAGTCGAACATGATCCAGTACGTGAAGGAAACCGGCTTCACCAACAACGCCGCTCCGATCAGCGAAGGCGCGCAGAAGGCCGAATCGCAACTCGTCTACGCGCTGATGCAAAGCGCCGTCGTCACCATCGCGCACTGGATCAGGGCGTCGCGCCAGATCCTCGACGACTTCCAGGCGCTGATGTCGAACATCGACGGGCGTCTGCGCTACGGCCTGAAGCTGGTCGAGGAAAACCAGCTGCTGAAAGGTTCCGGCACGGGCAACAACCTGAACGGCATCTACACGCAGGCGACGACGTATTCCGCGCCGATCGTGGTCCCCACCCCGACCAAGATCGACGTGATCCGGCTGATGATTCTGCAAGCCGAACTCGCCTTGTTCCCGTCGACCGGCATCGTGCTGCATCCGGCCGATTGGGCCGGCATCCAATTGACGAAGAGCACGATCGGCGACTACATCTTCTCGAATCCGCAAGCCGTGGGCACGCCGATGCTGTGGGGTCTTCCCGTCGTCTCGACGCAAGCGATGACGCAAGGCACCGCGCTGACCGGCGCGTTCCTGATGGGCTCGCAGATCTTCGACCGTGAAGATGCGAACGTCGTGATCTCGACCGAGAATCAGGACGACTTCATCAAGAACATGGTCACGATCCGTTGCGAAGAACGGTTGGCGCTCGCGGTGTATCGCCCCGAGGCATTCATCAAGAATCCGGCACTGCCGGCGACCTGATTCCCGACAGAGCAGTTGCCATTGCGTTCGGGGGGCGGTGCTGCGTGATTCGGCACTGCCCTTTTTTGAATTCGGGAACACGCCACCATGAACGTCGAGACCATTCCGCTGACCGACTTTCAGCACGACGACATTCGCGCCCACGAAGGGCGGCCGATCTGGATCGAATCGAATCTCGCGACCGACCTTGAACGCGCTGGCTTGCTGCGCATCATCGCAACGCCCACCGTGCATCGCGTGAAGCGTGAATTGTCATCGGGGGGAGCGCTGGCCGCTGGCGAGGATGCGTCGTCGTCTGCCTTGCCAGCGGCCCAAGTCTCAGCAGCGACGACTGCGCACTCGCCCACGCATGGCGCGATCGAGACCCAGCGCTTCGCAAAGTCGTCGCGGTCAATAACGCGGGGCTAGCACCGTTTGCGCCGTGGGCCGACGTGCTCTACGGTGGCGACGCACAGTGGTGGAAGCACTACCGCCGCGAGATCGACAAGACCGAAGGCGAGCACTGGTGCACGGACGACGGCGTGCCCGGTGTCAACGCGATCCGTGGCCTCGACCCGGACAATGGCGGCATCGGCATGAGCACAGCCGCGCATTGCATCCACACCGGAGGCAACAGCGGCTACGCCGCGTTGAATCTCATCGCCCTCTGGGGGCCTCTGCGCATCATCCTCGTCGGCTACGACATGCAGGCCAGCGGAGGCCGGCTGCACTGCCACCGGGACCACCCACCGGCGCTCGGCAACCCGGTCGCGGGCGGCTTCGTCCTCTGGCGCCAACGCTTCGCAGTCGCCGCGCAAGACCTTCGCAGGATGGGCATCGAAGTCGTGAACTGCTCGCGGCAGACCGCCCTGCGTTGCTTCGAGCAGGCTGACCTCGAGGACGAACTGCCGCGCCCGGAAGTCTTCGTGCGCGGCATGCTCGGCCTCGGCGACAACCTCTATCAGCGCCCGTACGTTCGCGAATTGACCCGCGGTCATCGGGTCTACCTGTCGACGCCCTGGCCGCAGCTCTACGCCGACATGACACCGGCGCTGCGCCTGTTCGCGTCGCGCACCACGCTGCGAACGCAGGCACGCAACGAGGCGAGGACGCCGACAGCCTTCGCCACGGAATCCGAGTTGCGTGCAACCATCAAACGCGGCTGCGCGATGCGCGCAATCAGCTACGTGAACGCGCTGCATTCGGGCCATTCGATGTGGCACGGGCTGCGCGACACGTTCGGCATCGAAGCATCCGGTGCCGCGCTCGATCTGCCTCCGCTCCCGCCTTCACCCATCGTCACCGCCAAGCCGGTTTGTTTGGTCCGCCCGGTCACGGTGCGCAAGGAATGGTTGAACCCCGCCCGCAACCCGCTGCCCGAATACGTGCGCGACGTGGCGCGCTGGCTGCGGCGGGAAGGCATGCACGTGGTGAGCATCGCCGACCTCAAGGACGGCGAGGAAACTGCCATTGCCCCGTTGCCGGAAGCCGACGAGTCCTATCACGCAGGCGAGTTCGACGCGTTGCAACTCCTCGCCATCGTGCAAGCAGCCGCCGCCGTGTGCGGCCCTGTTGGCTGGATCTTGCCGGCGGCGATCGCGGCGCATGTGCCTGCTTTCATCATCCTCGGCGGTCAAGGGGGCCACAATGCGCCCGAGCGGATCACCGTCCCGTCGATGGCCGACGACCTGCTTGGCTGGGGGATGCCTGATGAGTTTTGCCGCTGCACGTCGTCCCGACACGCTTGCAGGAAGGGGAACGCCCACCTTCGCGAGCAGTTCGACCAATGGCGACTTCGCGTCGCTCGCAGCGCGGCACCTGCTCTGGTTGCCTGAACTCGGCCTCGGCTATCTCGACGTGCAGCCCGCTCCCGATTTCTACGGCGCAGACTACTTCGACCGCTATCAGGCCCTCGACCTCACCGACACGGGTCGAGCTCTGACCAAAGCGAGGATCGGATTCGTGCGTCGTCATTGGCAAGGCGCAATCGTCGATGTCGGCATCGGGGGCGGCTACTTCGTGACGGCTTTTCTGGAATACGCGACAGCGAGCGGCTGGGACGTGAACCCGGCTGGCGTGCGCTGGCTCTTCGAACGCAGCCTGTTCTGCGACCCGCGAAGCATGCGCGTCGACGCCGTGACGATGTGGGATTCCATCGAACACATGGCGAACCCGTCCGAAATACTCGACAACGTCGATCGGTGGGTGTTCATCTCGACGCCGATTTATCGCGACGGCGACGACGCGCGCGGCTCGAAACACTACAAGCCCGGCGAGCATCTTTGGTATTTCACCGAAAGCGGCCTCGTCGGCTTCATGCACAGGCACGGATTCGCGGCGATCGAAGCGAACAACGCCGAAACAACGATCGGCCGCGAATCCATCGGCAGCTTCGCATTTCGCAGGAGCGCGACATGATCTACGACCCTGGCTACGGCGGCGGTGACTGGGGCTACGGCTACGGCTACGGCTACGGCTATCACCACGAGCATCCGCATCACCCGTTGCATTATTTGAGCGTGCGCAGGGTTTCGACTCCTGCGACGGAACCGATCTCGCTCGCGGAAGCGCGCCTGTTCCTTCGTCAGGACGTGCCCGGCTACAGCGGCGACACGATGCAAGACACGCTGTTGCAATCGTGGATTCGCGCAGCGCGCTACTACTGCGAGGGGGAACTCGACAAGGTGATCGGTGCCCAGCAGTACGTCGTATCGATGCCGACTTTCACGTCGATGCCGTACTGGCTGCAAGCACCCAAGCCGGTCCGTTCCATCGAGCAAATCCGTTACAAGCTCGCGAGCGACACCGACTACACCGTGATGGACCCGACGACGTACTACCTGACGCAAAGCGGCGACATCGCGCTGCAATATGGCGAGCTTTGGCCGTCAGCGGGCAACGCACCCGACAGCGTCCTCATCGACTACACGGCAGGCATGGCCTATATCGGCGAGATCGGTGTCGATACCGAAACGCTCGACGAAGACGTGCTCGTTGCGATGCGCCTGCTCATCGGGCATTTCTGGTTCAACCGTGCCGCAGTCGAACACGCGTTGAGTCGATCGGCCATCGTCGAACTGCCGATGGGCGTGAAAGACCTTCTGTGGGGTCGGCGTTCAAGCATCGGGGTCTAGCGCCGTGTCGTTGGTCATTGGCAGGAACGTCCGGGTCGACATCGCGTCTGCGTATGGCCCGCCGATCACGGTCACGAACGTAGCGTGCGTAAACCCGGCAGCCGTCACAGCCCCAGCTCACGGATTCGTCGAATGGAGCGCCGGCTATTTCTCCAACGTCGACGGCATGGCGCCACTGCAAGGGCAGGCCGCAATCGTCGTGGCTCCGACCGTCGACGCGTTCACGGCGGACGGCCTCGATACGACCGCATACCCACCTTTCACCGATTCGGCGTTGTTCGTTCCGGTCGCGTCATGGGCGACGCTCGCCGAGAGCACGAGCTATCAGATGAGCGAGGGCTCCACGGGGGCGACGCAGCAGTTGAACGCGACGACGATCCTCGACCGCCAGATGCGCAGCCGACCGTCGATCCTCGCGCAACAGACGGTGCAGCTATCCGTGCTCCCTCAATCGATCCCGAGCGCCGCGATGCGCTTGTTGCAGTCTGCGGCGCTGGCCGGCGCGTACGTCGTCGCACGAATCACGCTTGTCGCCAGCGGTGCGCTGCGTGTCTGTCGCGGCACTCCCAGCTACCCGACCGAAGGCGCGCAGGCCGAGGCGATGGGCACCGGCTCGCTCACGCTCTCTCTCGACGGCCTTTTCCTGCAACTCGCTGGCCTGACGCCGCCGCGTTATCAGCCGCCGTTGCTTATCAAGCCGCCGCCGCCTGTGCCACCGTATCAGCCGCCGTCGCTTATCGAGGCGCCGCCGCCTGTGCCACCATATCAACCGCCGCCGCTTCTCAAACCGCCACCGGGTACTCAGCCGCCTCCCGACAGCGGATTCAGCGTCGTTGGATACGATGTCGATGGTTTCGACGAAATGCAACCGCCCACAGGGACGACGACGTACAGTGCTCCCGATTTTGACGTGGCCGGATACGACGAAGTCACCGTTCAAAAAGTAGTCAGGAAGGAACGAGCAGCATGAGCACCGACAAGCAAGCCGGAGTCTCTCCGCACGCGACGACGATCATCACTCGCGCTGCCAAGGGTTCCGCCCTCACATGGAACGAGCACGACGCCAACCACGTCAACGCCGCAAACAGTGCGGACGCCGCGCAGGCCACGGCGAACAACAAGCAGGACACCCTCGTGTCCGGCACGAACATCAAGACGATCAACGGGGCGAGCATCCTCGGGCCGGGCAATCTGACCGTGTCGGGGACGGGCGGAAGCGCCGACGCCCTCGACATCGCGTTCACGGCTGCCGTACCTCTGGACACCGCCGGCTTCGGCAAACGCATGCGTGACTCTGGCGCGTATTCCCACAAGCTCACGGCCGATGTCGCCTTGAGCGAAGGGCTCGGCTCCGTCCTTGACGGCTCGTGCTCCTGCATCTTCTTGCAAGATTCTGTCGGCGCGCATGCTGCGACTACGCCACCGGCGTGGCTGAACAAAGGCTCGGATTCACTCGGGGCAGGTCCCGGCGCACAGACGCTCTTCGTCGCCTCCAAGGAGGGCACGGACGTCATCTTCGCATGGTCGCTTTTGAGCGTCCTCGACGTGACGGCACCGACATACGTGTCGGAAGTGATCGCCGCTGCGACACCGCTCGTCATCACGGTGACGATGAGCGAAAACATCGGCGCGAAGCAGCCCATCGCTGCAGACATAACGACCGGCGCGGCCGGAGGCCGCACCATCACCGGCATCGCTGTCAGTGGCGCGATCATCTCCATCACGTACAGCAGCGCGTGGACATCCGCCGACGCGCCCACCATCGCGATTGCAGCGGGCAAGATCGGCGACGCGGCCGGCAACCTGTCAGCGGCACTCCCTGCGACCGCCGTCACCAACCTGATCGCTCCGCCCAAGCTGGCGTACGACACGTTCACGCGCGCCGACAACGCCACCTCCCTCGGCGTCTCCGATGACGGCAAGACGTGGGTCGTGCTCGATGGCGTCTGGGGCGTTGCCGGAGGCGGGGCCTCCCTCAATACTCCGGGGGCCACCAACAGCGTCGCGTATCTGGAACTCGGCGCGGGCAAGACCGACTTCACGCTCGATTGCAGCTTCCTCCCGACAGCAGTCTGGTCGGGCATAGCCTTCAATGTCGTCGACCTCAACAACTTCGATTACATGTTCCAAGTAAGCGATGGCACGTTGGCGCTCCAACTGAAATCCGTTTCTGGCGGTGTGGCCACCGATGTCGCGCTGTCCGCCAACAACGTCATCACGAACAACACGTGGGTGGGGATCACCATCGTCAAACGAGGCACGAACATCACCGTGAAGACGGACAACACGGCGGTTCTCACGAACGTCGCGATGCCGACAAACGCAAGCGCGACCAAGATAGGGTTGATGGGCTTCGCCGCGGCCGTGAGCGTTTGGGACAACTTCACCGTCACGCCATGAACCCCAAGCTGCGCAACCTCTTTCTGCACGGGTCAGGCAAGGCAAAGCCGCCCGCTCGTACGCAACATTGGTATCGAATCGCCAACGAGGGCGACACCATTTCCAACGTCACCGGCAACATCCGCTTCGGTACGGGGCGGATGTGGTCGCCAGTGCAGAACGTGACGAACGCCACCATCGTCGCAACGTCAGCGAATTTCGGATCGACGTACAACCCGAACCTGTGGAAGCAGCTTCAGTGCGACAGCGAGGAATATTCGGCCCGGCATCTGAAGATCATGCCGCTCGGAGATTCGATCACCGCCAACGACACGACCAACTCTGGCTGGCGGCTCCTCATGCAGCAGATGCCCGAATGGACGGCTCTCGCCAAGCAACCGCTCGATTTCGTCGGCAACAATTCGATCACCTATAACAACATCGCCAACCTCGATTTCGATCACAACGGGTATTCCGGGTATCGCGCGACCGACTTGAACATCCCGGCCGGCTCCGGGACCGGCCCCGGCTGGCCGAACAGCCCGCCCTACTACAGCGACGCACGCGATCTGGATGACTGGTTCGTCGGCACCGCCGCGAACATCGTCATCCTGCACATGGGGACGAACGACCTCGCAGCCGCCGATTCGAGCGTGTCGAACACGAGCATCCTCAACGGCTACAAGGCGATGCTCGACCGCGCGCGCGTGCAGAACCCGAGCGTGCATCTCTTCGTCTCGCAGATCATCGGCATGGGGACGCAGTGGCCCGGGGGCGACGCGCGCGTGCAGTCGCTCAACGCACAGATCCCCGGATGGGCGGCGGCGAATTCGACACCGCAGTCGCCGATCACGGTTGTCGATCAGTACACCGGATTCGATCCGGCGACGATGACCGCAGACGGGATTCACCCGAATCCGACCGGCGGGCAGCAGATGGCGACCGTGTTCTTCAACGCCCTCCAGCCATACATCAAATTCAGCCCGCTGATCCACAGCTACAACACCGCGAAATTCTCCTACTGGTATTCGAGTTACCCATTCATCAACATCTCGAAACTGGTCGATGGCGGCTGGTGGGGTAACAAGCAGAACGGTCAGCCTTTCACGGTCGATGCGGACGCTTTCCCCACCAACATCGATCCCGGCGACTGGGCGATTACGAATCCGGTTTTCGCGCTGGACGACAACCACGGCTACTTTCCGCCCGGCGATTACGAAGTCACCTGCGTTCCACCGACTGCGTACGTGGCGGTGACCAATACATCGGGGCAACCGGGTCCCTACCTGACGAACATCGTACCCGGCTACGGGCGTGCCACGTTCACTGCGCTCGATGCGGGAACTTCCGGGTGGTCGAATTTCAGTCTTTCACTGCGGTTCGGAAACGACACGGGCGGCACTATTCACCTGACCAATGTCGTCTGTTGCAAGGTATCGGAGCGCTCGCTGCTCGATGCCGGGCAGATCACTAGGCCGGCGTGGCGTGCGGCGTACCAAGGTTGCAACACTATCCGTTTCTTCGATTGGGAAGGACTCAACGCCGAAATCGGGGACTACTACCGTTGGTTCTCCGACATTCGCAACACGGAATCGCGGCACGGCTATTGGGCTGGCGGATCGATGTATCTCGGCCCGTGCCCGGTTGTCGTAATGGCCAAGGTCGCGCTTGAGGTTGGCGCGAAGGCGGTTCACATCAATCTGCCAATCGGCGACAGGTACAACCGGTTCAAGATCGATCTCACTGCGGGCACGGTTGCGATGCTGGCGCAGACGGCCATGAACAACTACGACAAGCCGCCTCCTGATGGCACCGGCCACGGGGCTGACGATGTCGCAGCACCTCCAACTCCGCACGGTCTTAAGGAAAACGAACGGGTATGGATCGACGGTCCACTCACCAACATTACGACGATTCACTCGCAGACGATCTACTACGTTCACGTCGTCGATGCGCTTCATTTCCAACTCCGCCTTACATCGGGCGGGGCGATCATCGTCTTTACTGAATCGAACAACGGCAGTGGGTGGTCGATCCCGGTGAATATCGCGACGCCCGCGACACTGAACTATCCATTCATCGGAAGTCTGGACATCAACCCGGTGGCCGATTACTACACCCCGTACGCGCAAGCGTGGAAAGACGCTGCACCGGGACTCACGTACTACGTCACTTCCGCGAACGAGCATTGGAACTATCAGGTGCCGCAATCGTGGGACCCGGGGCTCGGCAGCCACATTGCGGCGGGTCTCACCAATGCTCGCGGAGCAGCACAAGGCTGGCTGATGCTGCAATGCTGGAAGGCGTTCGAGGCGGTCTTCCCGGCCGGACAAGTCATTCGCATGGTCGAGAATCAGTCGTCGTACCCGCAGAATTCGTGGTCGGGTTTTTGGGACTACGTGGACCCAGGCTTCATAACCGCGGGGCAGACGGTCTCGCAGATCCTCGCGGCCACGCTCTCTCGCTCCCGGTACTCACACGCGCCCTATTTCTATTTCGACAAGGTCTATCAATCCGCGACCGGCGACGTGATCTGGCCGGACAGCGCATGGAACGCCGGGTACACGGACGGGATGGTCCCCGATTCGTACTACGACAGCCAGATCAAGCCCGGAATGGATTTCGTCCAGTATCAGATGCAGGTGTCGCACGACTTCGCGCAATCGAAAGTCCCCGGCCTTCAGATGTGCTCTTACGAATGCGGAATGTGCGCCTCCTTCGGCTTCTCGCAGCACTCGAATCACGGCTATCAGTTCAAGTTCGACGTCATCGAGCACTTCAAAAATTGGCTCGATGGTCCCGGCGGGGCGGCGATGTATTCGCAAATGATCCAATTGTTCAAGAATTTCGGTTTCACGACGATGACGCATCTAACCGGCCCGTACGGTCGCGTCGAGAACTGGAGTGGCGGTCAGTACAACTACGAGTACTACGGCATCAAGGACGAGCGCGACGGCAACGTTTCGCAGCGCCACGAGTTGTGGAAGCAATATTGAATGAGGCAATCCGGCGAACTCGATCAGACGATCACCCTGCACTGTCAGGCCACGACGACCGATCGCTTCGGCCAGCGTGTCGAATTCCCGACCGTCGCCGCCGTCGCTGCACGCGTCAGTCCCCTGAAAGGCAGGGAATTCTTCTCGGCCGGCGCGATGCAATCGCCAGCGACGCTCGAAGTCGAGATTCACTACCGCCCCGACATCGACGCAAGCTGGCGCATCACGTGGATGGCAAGGCAGTACGAATTGATTGCCGAGCCAGTGGACACTGACGCCAAGCACGCGTCGCTCATCCTCTATTGCAGGACGGTCGCGGCGACATGAGCAATGAAGTCAAGATCAACGGGCTGGACGACCTCATCGCCACGCTCACCGAGTTGCCGAACAAATTGCGCAGACGTGCGTTGCGCAATGCGCTCGCGGCCGGCGCGCGCGTAGTGCGCGACGTAGCACGGGCAAAGCGCCGTTCCGATTCCGCCTATTCCGCAGCCACCGATCCGAATCCCACCGCGTGGCGGCACGGCACGGTGGAAAAAGCGATCTCGGTCCGCACGTCGAAACAAGCGGCGCGCGGCGGCGACGTGGGCGTCTTCGTCAACGTCAAGCCGATGCGCACTGGCGGTGGCAGGAATAACCCGGACGACCCGTTCTACTGGCGCTGGCTGGAGTTCGGCGCCAAGGGCAACCATCAAGAAGCGAAACCGTTCCTGCAACCCGCAGCCAGCGCGCTCGGGCAGGCGCTCGACGTGTTCACAGAACAGTTTGGCAAGCAAATGAAAAAGCTGGAAGTGAACGGCAAGGATCCGCTCTGAAAGGGCGCCAAAGGGAGCATCGAGAAAATGCCCCCCGTCGCGTCAGTTCGCCCTCAGGCGCACGTTCCGCTGTCAGGCGCGGGTAGGGTAGCGGGAAAGCCTGCGCGCCCCTTGGCGGTCCCCTTCGACGCGACCGCCTATTTCGACGACCCCCCCGATTTCGGCGAGCAAGGGTACGACGCCAGCGGCGAAGGCGAACCGTTCTACGATGTCGCGGGCTTCAGCGTTCTGGGTTACGACGAAGGCGACGTTGGCGGCGGCGTCGGCGATGTCCAGTCCCTAGAGGCCGACCTGATAGCGATGCTTCGGGCCGACCCGGGCATTGCCGCCCTGATGGCGAGCGTCCGCGGCCCGGACCACCCGTCCAATCGCGGCGGCGGGTCTATCGACATTTCGCTCAACGCCGCCGACGAGAAGGTGCTGTCGCCGTACATCGTCGTCACGGGCTCGCACAACGTGACGCGTTCCATTGGCAGCGTCAAGCTCGCCGACAACCCGACGTTCACGATCTCAAGCTGGGCGTCGACAGCGGACGAAGCGGAAACCCTGGGCGACGCGGTCGAGCAAGCGATCTACACGACAGGCGACGATCTGCACGTCGTGCAACGCAGCGCTCGAGTCGATTTCGAGACGCTGCTGGATGTCAGCGAAATCAGCGTCGACGGATGGTTCGACCCGGAGACTGGCCCGCATCAGTGGCGCGAACAGGAATGGCCGCACTACGTCAGCGTTGCGGTCGCGCAATTCCGCGAACTCCTTGCCGCGAACATCTCGGTATCGATCGCGATGAACGCCGCCGACGAGAAGACGGTAGCACCCTATGCGGTGCTGAACGCGACGCTTCAGCCGGATCACACCATCGGCGGCTACGCGACCTCGGACCTGATCACGTTCACCGTTGCCTGCTGGGCAAGCACCGCCGACGAAGCCGAGCAGCTGGCCGACGAGGTCGAAAACGTCGTCTACACGACGCAACAGGTGCGGATGACGACTCGCACCAGCGGGCTGGATCACGAAACCGGCGATGACACGGCAATCGTGACGTTCGATTGCCGCCTCGACCCCGGCGAACCGATAGGCGGCAGCGGTGGAGATGGCAGCGGCAGCGACACCTTCGACGTTGCCGGTTTCACGGACCTCGACTATGACGAAGGGTCCACAACAGCGGCGGCGACGTTCGACGTTGCGGGCTTCTCGGATCCAGACTATGACGAAGGGTCCGCGACGACGGCGAGCACGTACGACGATGCTGGCTTCTCGGACGCCGGCTACGACGAAGGCGTTTCCATCGGTTACGACACCGAAGGCTACAGCGTGGAAGGCTTCGATGCAGGCAGCGACGCCATAGTGCTTGTGCCGCACAGCCCGAGTCGCGCCGCCGAGGAAATGATCGCCTTGCTGCGCGCCGCGCCGCAGTTGCAGGGGCTGGGAGCGATCATCCTCAACGCAGCCGACGAGAAAACGGTGGCGCCCTACATCGTCGTGACCGCGTCGATCGATCGGCAGCATTTCCTCGACGGCAGCGTTGCCTCGGATCGCATTTCATTCACGATCGCGTGCTGGGCATACAAGGCGGAACACGCCGAGCAATTGGCCGATGCGGTCGAGCAAGTGTTCGACACCGACATCGACGACATCGACGTGCTCACCAGACAGGGTGGATTCGATCAGGCGACCACGATGGACGTGGCAATTCTCACCGCCGACCGATGGGTCTAGACTCGCGCCGCAGGACGCGGTGCTTTTTACGCAGAGGGGAAAACTCATGGCAAACGTCAAGGGCCGCTCGGTCCGAATCGAAGTCGCAGCGACTTTCGCCGCGGCCATTGCGGTGACCGCTGTCACCAACGCGAAGCCACCTGTTGCAACCGCAACCGCACACGGATTGCTCGACGCAGCCGCAGGCTACTTCGACTCGGTCATCGGCATGGATCAATTGACAGGGCAAGCGGCGCGCGTAAACAACCCGACTGCGAACACGTTCGAGCTCGAAGGCATGAACACGAGCAGCATGGGTGTCTACACGAGCGGCAATTTCATCCCCGCGGCGACGTGGGTGACTCTCGTCGAAGCGACTTCCTACGCCATCGGCGGCGGCGCAGGCACCAAGCTGAACGCCACTCGCTTGATCGACACGATCACGCAGGAGGAGCAAGGCAACCTCGCAGCGCAGACGTTCCAAATCAAGATCCTGGCGCAAACGAGCCCGACTGTGGCAGGGGACTTGCTCGATTCGATTGCACAGGAAACCGGCTTCGCTCTCATTCGCGTGACGTTGGCCGATGGCGCAGTCCGCCTCTGCTACGGCGAGCCTTCCCTCTCCGGCGAAGACGTTGGGCAAGGCGCACTCGGCGTCGGCCAGTTCGACTTCACCGTCAAGGGGTTCGTTCTGAAAGCGGCTGCGTGATCGCATGGCGACAGATAACAGGAATGCGCAGCTACTCCGTCAGCTTCGCAACGCGCGCACGTTCTGGCATGAATTGGACGACCCACCGCGACGCGCGTTGCAGATACGCCGGCCGAGCGAAGATCAACTCCTCGCATGGCAGGACGTCTTCACGGCAGACACAAAGCACATCGGGCGTCTGCGAAACGCAGGACGAGAAGTCGTCGTCGGCTGGCGCGGCTTCACCGAAGCCGACATCCTCGGTGCAGCAATCGGCAGCGATTCCCCGGTGGAGTTCGATGTCGAACTCTTCCTCGAATGGTCAACCGACAACTTGATGCTGCTCGCCGACGTGTCGAATCGTGCGGTGCAGGCGTTCCTCGATCACCGAGTGAAGAAGGAAGACGCCGCAAAAAACTGACCGACTTCCTCGACGCGCAGGCCGGCGTCGTGTACGAGGGCGAAGACCCGCCCGTTCCTACACCGGCATCGAGGGAGGCGATTCGCGTGGCGCTGATGATCGCGAACGGCGCTGGTGGCTTCGATTGGTCGGCCCTCGATCTCGCAATCGCGATGTACGAAGTCGATGATGTCGAGGAATTGCTGGATAACCTGATGACGATCAAGCAGTGGCATCAGCCCTCGAAGGAGTAGTCGCATGTCGCTCGCAACCCTCTCGATTGACCTCGTCGTCAAGCTGGCCGAATTCCAAACCAGCTTGAATGAAGCCGTCGCGTCCAGCAAGAAGGCATCCGACGAAATCGCGCACGGATTCGAGTCGGCGAGAGACGCCATCAGCGATCTCGCGAAGGAATTGGTCGGAATCATCAGCGTCGAATGGTTCAAGTCCATGGTCGAGGGAGCCATCGAGGCGCAGGCCGAACTCTACAAATTGAGCAAGGGCGTGCAGATGACGGTCGAGCAGTTTGGCGCGCTCGATTTCGCGGCCAAGCAAGCCGGCATCAGCACCGAATCCGTCACGAGCGCGATGAGCAGGCTCAACGTACAGGTCGCCAAGGCAACGTCAGGCGACGTGAAGGCCGCCGACCCATTCATCAAGATGGGTTTCGCGATCAAGGATTTGCAGAACCTTTCGCCCGACGAACTCATCGGCAAGCTTGCGGAGAAATTCAACTCGTACGAAGACAGCGCCAACAAGGCTGCGCTCGGCAACGCTCTCTTCGGGCGCAATTACAGAGAAATCATCGCGTTGCTTACCGAGGGTAAGCAGGCGATGCAGGAAAACGAGGATTTCTGGAAACGCTATAGCGGCGTCACGGCCGAGAGCGCAAAGGCTTCGGAAGAATTGGAGCAGGCATTCGGCCGCTTCATGCTCGTTACGAAATCGGTGTGGGCCCATTTGGTCAACGAACTCGGGCCAGCTATCAACGCCATCCTCGAAAGCCTGACCAAATGGTCGATCGAGAGCGACGACGCGAAGAATTCCGCGAGCAGCCTCATGCAGTTGTTCCAGTCGCTCGCGCAGGCAGTGCTATGGGTGTCCGAGCAGATTCGATTCGCCAGCGCAGAACTGGATACGCTGCGCTCGAAGTTGCTCTACTTCTCAGCGGTAGTGCAGGAAGTCGGCAAGACGTTCACGAAAGCGGACTGGCTCACCGATCCCTTCGGCACGCTCGTCAAATCGCTGGAGATCACCGCAGCCGCGATGAAGCCGGGTCTGAAAAAGATCAACGACCAATACGACGAAACGATTGCCAAGATCAAGAGCAGCAACGACGCTTTGCTGCGCAGCATTACCTCGACGACACAAGGCGCAAACCCGTTCGACAACCCGTTGTTCGATTCGACGCAAGCGGCGAAAAAGGCAGCTCCGGCACTCGACCCGAAGGCGGCAGCGAATGCCAAGGCGTTGGAGGCCGCATTCGAAAGCCTCACGCACAAACTGCAAGAACAAATCAACACCGTCGTCGCATCGCAAAACGCATTCAGTCATCTGCAAAAGGTGCAGGAAGAACTCGCGACGAATCCGAAGTACGCACAGTTCACTGACGCTCAGACGAAGTCGCTAGAAGCACAAGGGCAGAAGCTCGACGACCTTGCGTTGCGCTGGTCGCAACTGAACACAGAGCAACAGAAATTCATGAAGGGGGAAATCGAGGGCTACGCCGCGACGGAAAAATTTCTCGCCGCGCAGAAGACCGCAGAAGAAGATCGAATGCACGCGCTGTTGATGTCCACGCCAGACGAACAATTGAAGGCGCTCGTCGTGTTCGAAGACAAGATTCGGCATGCTGGCCTCACGGCAGATCAGACGGCGGCGATGATTTACAAGCTATACAACATCAATCCCGACCCGGCGATTGCCGCGGTCACGAAGATGGACATGGCGTTGCAGGACCTCGCGAAGAATTTGGACACCGCTATCGGCAAGGGATTGGCGGATGCGTTGTCGGGCAACTTCCAGAACATCGCCGCCGACTTCAAGAAGATGATCGAAGACATGATCGTCAAGGCGACGCAGGCCGACCTCGCCGACTTGCTGTTCGGCCCTCAGACGGCAGCAGGCGGCACCGGCAAGGTAGGCGGCTGGCTTGGCTCGCTCGTCGGCATGGTCGGAGGCATGCTGGGTGGCGGCGGCGGCGGCGGTGCGGCCGGTGCTTTGGGCAGCGCCGCCAGCGCGGCGGTGGGCGGTGGCGGCGGAACCGGTGGCGACGTGAACGTCACCTATCAAATCGCCTCCGGCGTCTCGCGCAACGAACTCGCCGCGCTGATGCCGACCATCATCAATCAGACCAAGGGCGCCGTCTTGCAGACAATGCAACGGCCGGGCTTCGAAGGAGGATGACATCGTGGCATTCGCGTGGCCGACGTACCTCACTCCCCAGAAAGTCTCGTGGGGCATCCAGAAGGCGGGCGTGCAGTTCCGCTCGCCGCTCGGCGGCAGGGTCGAATCCGTCGAATTCCCCGGCGAGTTCTGGAAGGTCAGCGTCACCCTGCCCGACTTGTCCATCGATCAAGGCAGCGCCGCTGCCGCGTTTTTCAACCGCATGGCTGGCGGCATGGAACGCGTGCTCGCCCCGTACTGGCTGCGCATGGTGCCAGCCGGCACGATGCGCGGGTCGCCCTCCCTCGCAGGCGCCGCAACGCAGGGCGCGCTCTCGCTCTCGATCCTCGGCAGCGGCACGCTCAATGCCGGCGACATGCTCGGCGTCGGCGGCGAGGTCTTTCAAGTGTTCGAAGACTGCGCGTCCGCGAGCGGGATCATCACGGTGCCGCTGGTCAATCGCGTGCGCAGCGTGACGCTCGCATCCGGCAGCGCCGTCGCGTGGAGCGCGCCCACCGTGCAGCTTCTCATGGTGTCACTGAACAACACGGCGAACTACCAACCCGGCAGCATGGCCGGCCTCGCAATCGATCTCGAGGAAGCCCCGCTGTGAGAACGCTGTCCCCTCCCGCGAACGCCGTCCTCGGCGACCGCCTGGGCATGACGCAGCTCATCCAGATGGACACGACCGACACCCTCTACATCACGACCGCCGCGATGGACATCGTATGGGAAGGCAACACGTTCATCGGCGGCAAGGCAATCGGTGCGAACACGATCAAAGATCAGGGCGGCGCAGTGGTCGGCTTGCAGTTCTCGTTGTCAGGCGTGCAGAACGACACGCTCGCAATTGCACTGGCCGAACCGATCCAAGGCAAGCGCGTGCAAGTCTGGACCGCGATCCTCGACCCGAACACGCAGACGATCCTCGATGCATTGCTCACGTGGGCAGGCACGCTCGATCAGATGCCGATCCAGCAGGCCGGGCCGCAGGCGATCGTCAGCGTCACGGCCGAGCATCGTGGCATCGCTTTCGCGCGGCCGAAGGGCATGCACTACAACGATTCCGATCAGGAAGCGCTGTTTCCCGGCGACAAATGCCTGCAATTCATCGTCGTGCAATCGCAGCATCAGGATGTCTGGCCCGCCGCGAGTTTCTTCAAGCAATAACGGGCATGAGACTGCGCACGTGGCAATCGAACCTGCAAGCGCTCGTCGCCGAGCGCGAGAACGCACCGTTCGCGTGGGGCAAGAACGATTGCGGCCTGTTCGCAGCCGACGCGGTGCTGGCCGTGACAGGCAGCGACCCCGCTGCCGATCTGCGCGGAACCTACGACACCGAGCAAGAGGCGCAGGCGCTGATCGCGGACGGCATGATCGCGCTCGGCGACAGGCGTTTCGGTGATCGCATTCGTACAACACTTGCACAGGTCGGCGACATCGGCCTAGTCGGTACGCCGGACGGACCAGCGTTTGCTGTGTGGGGCGGATCGCAATGGCTGGCGCCAGCGCGTGGCGGCGGGCTCGGGCGGCTTCCGTTCGACGCTGCGCACGTTGCATGGAGAGGCGAATGCCGGGCGTAGTCGCGTTCGCTATCGAGGCATGGGTCGTCCCGGCCCTGTTCTCGGAAGGCATCCTCATTGGCGCGGCCGGCATCACGTTCGCCTCCTACGCGATAACGTTCGCTGCGTACTACGCGTACGGCACGTACCAAGCGCGGCAGGCGCGCGCCGCTGCGCGCAACGCACTCAATGCCTCGTTGCAGGATCGCCTCGTCATGACGGCGACGACGAACGGCCCGCGCTCGCGTTGCTACGGCCGCATCCGCAACGTCGATGGAATCCTGTTCAAAGCCACGCACGGCGCCAACAAGGAGTTCTACACGTTCGTCGTCGCGGTAGCAGGCCACGAGATCGACGGGTTCGAACAGTTCTACATGGCCGACGCGCTCGTGAGCGTGGACGCTTCCGGCTACGTGCTCACCCAGCCGTATGGCAAGACCGTCACCGGGTCGCAAGGCATGGTCGGCGTCGGCAGCGCGGCCTCCGGTTCGTACACGATCTCGTTGCCTGCTTCCACAACGCTGACCCCCGGATCGGTGAGCGTCATCGAGTGGAACGGCGGCAGCGGCGTCGAGGGTTATCAGAATCCACTGCCGTTCACCGTTGCAGGCAACGTCGTGTCATGGAGCGGCGGCAGCGGCTATCCGGTGTACATCTATTACTTCACCGATGCCGTCGTGTCGAAGGCGCGCATCCGCGGCTACACCGGAGCACCGGGCCAGAACATCGGCACCGAACTCGTCGCGCTCGGCATAGCCAACGTCAATACGACGGACTTCCAGTTCGCCGGCATTGCCTGCATGCTCGTGACTCTGACGTTCGACGTTGACGCCTTCCCGCAAGGCGTGCCGGCGTTCAGTGCCGTCTTTCGCGGCGCTCGTCTCTACGACCCGCGAATCGGCGCGACACAGTGGAGTGAGAACCCGGCGCTGATCGCGCGCGATTGGGCGCTCTATCCGTACGGCGGCGGCGCAATCGCCAGCGACCTCTACGACGACTTCACTTCAGCCGCGAACGCCTGTGACGTGATGCACAACTTCGTGATCACGAGCGGCACTGGCGGCACTGTCGCGCGGCCGATGTACACGTGCAACACGGTCATCCCCACCGACGCCGATCCGACGCAGGCGATGAACGAGATCGTCATGTCGATGGCTGGAAAGATGGCATGGGTCGGAGGCAGGCTGCGCATTGTTGCCGGCGCGTATCGCGCGCCCGTTGCAACCATCACGAACGACTGGATCAGCGACAAGGCGTCGATCGACATCAGCGCAGGCGTCGCGCGCATCGATCTGGTCAATTCGTACCAGCCATCGATTGCGGACGACCGCCTCGCCTTCGTCGTGACGCCCACGCCGCCAGTACGCGCCGATGCCTACATCACGGCTGACGGCATGGAACTGCCGCGCGCCATTTCGCTCGTTGCAGTGACCGATGTCGAACATGCACAGCACGTGTGCGGCTGCATGTTGCGCGATGCGCGACAAGCCCTGACAGTGAAGTTGCCATGCAACATGCTCGCGTATCCGCTGGAAGTGTTCGACGCTGTCGCGATGACCCTGCCGCGCTTCGGCTGGGACGCGAAGCTGTTCGAGATTCTTGCGACCGAGTTCGCGCCGACGAGCGGGATGCTGATCACGTGCAAGGAGACAGACGCCTCCATCTGGGACCCTGACGCAGGCTTCACGCTGGCCGACGCGGCGCCGAACACCCAACTGCCGCTGCCATGGTTCGTGCCGATGCCGACCGGCCTCACGGTGACGAGCGGCGCGACGGCGATGAAAGACGGTTCGATCCTGACGCGCACGCAGATTTCGTGGAACGCTTTCACGGATGCCTCGGTGCTCCAGTCAGGGAACATCGAATTGCAATACGTCCCGGCAGTGAACCTGCCGACCGACCCGACGATCAACTGGCCGAGCTGGCCGGAGCGCGCAGCGGCGCGCACGACGATGATTCCCGGGTTGCTGTCGGGGACGATCTACGTCTTCCGCGCGCGAGCGATCAACTCCATCGGCGTGCGCTCGGCATGGACGCCACCCGTGCAACATCAAATCGCACTGCCGCCCGGCATCACTGTCGGCTGGTCGAATGTGGTTGGCGCGCCCACGACGTTCGCCGCCGTCGCGCGCGGCTATTCGGATACGTCAGCCTACGGCAACCGCGCTGGCTTGTACGACGGCGTGAGCGGCACTCATCTGATCGGCATCTCGCGCGGCTATACCGTCTGCGTCATCAAGCGCACCACCGGCGCAGTGCAATCAGCGGTGACGTACGACACCTATGGCGATTCATCCACTCCGGCCGTCATGGCGGGGCTCCTCAACGGCTTGGGTTCAGATGTCATCGTCGTCGTGATCTCGTACGACGAACCGATGACTAACCGGTTGCTCGGTGGCCTGCCGGCTGCGATGTACCGATGCGGCGCGTCGCCGCCGATCTTCGGTTCACCGGCGTTCATGGCACACAGCGCCTACGTGCTGATCGGCATCCCGGGCTGCGGCGAAGGCAACGGCTTCGAAGGCTATTGCGACAGCACGGTGCCGACGTACGAATTCGTCGATGTCACGTTCCAGTTGCAGAACGGCAACCTCACCGTGACCGGCACATCGACAGTCCCCGGATCGCTGGCCGACTACAGCTACAAGGGCACGCTCGACGCGACGACAGACCTCTTCCTGATCGCGCGCGGCAGTTGCGTGCTGTCAGGGAATTACGCCGAAAAGACCACTGGCGTCAACGCGTGGGACTCGGACGTGTACTCGCGCGACTCGTACAAAAACGGCGCGTTCTGCTCTGCGCACGCTCCGCGCGTGGATCGAGACGTGATATTCGGTCTGGACAACAACCCGACCACGGACGAGAACTACGCCTCGCTCAACTTCGCGTGGTACTGCTCGGGCACAAGCGCTCTCACCATCTACGAGAGCGGCACCGCCGTTCAATCGGTCGGTACCTACACTGCAAGCGACGTGCTCGCAATCGTGTACGACGGGCTGAACGTCTACTACCTGCAAAACGGAATCGTGAAACGCACGAACAACGTCGGCAGCGGCTACACGTTGTTCTTCGATTCATCGTTCTACGGCGTGAACTCGGCACTCGCGCAGATCCGCTTCGGCCCGCAGTCGAACGTGAACGACATCAGCACCGCGCAGATCGTCAAGAACGCAATCTCGGCGATTCAATTCGCGGAAGACACGGCCGGGCACACCAACATTCAAGTAACCGTCGTCGTTGCTGCCACAGACATCCCGACCGGTTCCACGACCGTGCCGGTCATCGTCCAAGGCAGCGTGCACATCTCGGGGTCGTACGCGTTCGGTCTCTCGCGCAACGAAACGGGCGCGTTTGCCGGCACGACACCGACACTCATGCGGGCATCGCCGGGGCCCGGCCTCTTCACGCCAGTCGTGGTCGACAACATCGGCATCGGCACGCACTACTACCGCTTCGGCTTCATCACTGGCGACACGAATACATACAGCGACGATTTCACGACGACCTCTGGCGGCATTTTCTTCCTGTCGATGGTCGTGCAACTCGCCAAACGATGAACGAGCGATGCGCTATTCGCTTCTGATGCTTTGCAGTTGCGTTTTCTTGTGGGCAGGATGTCACTTCGTCGATGTATCTACGCGCGAAACGAAAGGCGACGCGACATCGTTTTCGCATTGCGTCGCACTCGACGTGATCTACGATGCGCGCGACGCGATGGCCAATGCCGCCTGCGACAACCAAAGCAACAGCAAGCGCGTTCAACCATGACAACGCGATGACGACGGTTGGGGAGCTATCGGCATGGACTACCTAGCGCAAGCGTTGCAGGCGCTGCACGACCTGAGAGAACAGCACGACAGGGGCAATGTCGAGCAACTCACAGCGCTGCAGAAGTTGCAAGAGGTTGTCGACGCAGCCGGCATCGAGGACTCGTCCGTGCAGGCAGCATTGCGCGACCTCAAGGCCACGATTGTTCGCGATGGTGTCATTGCCTCATTGCTGCGGCGTTGACTTGCCACTACGATTCGCTGCCCATCAACTTCTTGGAAGGATCAGACCATGCAACCGTTTCTCGCTTTGATCACGCCGGTCGCGCCGCCAGCGCAGCCGCCGTGGTATCCCGGACATCCAGAGCATCCGATCCCACCGACCATCTGGCCGACGCCTCCGCAACCGCCGAGCGGATCGCAGCCGCCGTGGTGGCCCGGTCACCCGGAGCATCCGATTCCGCCAAGCATCTGGCCGCAACCGCCAACGGGCGGGCAGCCGCCACAGCAGCCGCCGTGGTGGCCCGGTCACCCCGAACATCCGATCCCGCCAAGCATCTGGCCGACGCCCCCCGGCACGCCGCCCGGTGCTGGTGGTTCGCCGGGTCATCCTGCATTCCCGATCGTGGGCGGCCCGGGCGCAGGCTTTCCGGACAATCCGGCGTATCCGCCTGTCATCGGCGGTGGGCCGATCCTCCCGCCAGACAGTCCGCCGCAGGCACCAACGCTGAAGCTGGAAAAGAAAGTCGGCTGGACGCCAGAAACCGGATGGGTGGTCCTCTACGTGCCGACCGGCGATCACGTCACGCCGAGTGCAGCAGCGACGACATAAAAGGCTTTCCTCGGGCAACGGAAGGGGTGCTCAACAGGGCACCCCTTTTGCCATGGAGTAGCCTTCGCTTTTCTGAGGAGACAAATCATGGAACAGCAAGCGTCACAACCCGCTGGCGACAAACCCAAGAGCGGCATCGGCACGTCGACCCCCGATGAGTTCGGTTCGTACGGCGAATCGACCATCCCGAAGACGAGCAACATGGGCAAAGGCGGCGACACGCACGAGGCAGGATCGCCGACGACGGCCTCAACGCCACCCGGTGTGCCGCCAACGCAGCCGGGCGTAACGCCTGCGGGCGTGACGCCAGCGAAACCCGGCGTCGCGCAACCCGGTGTGACGCCGACTGCGCCGCAACCGGCAACGCCGGCTGGACAGCATCCACCGGGACAGGTGCGGCCAGCTTAAAAACGCCTGCACTTTTGGGAAGGCGACGCCTTCGCGGGCGTCGCCTTTTTCATTTGCCGCCGCGCTTCGCCTTCTGCGCTGCGCGTTTCTGCGACCACGCGATTGCGACCGCCTGCTTCACCGGCTTGCCGGCCTTGACCTCGGTCGAGATGTTGTGCTGGAACGTCGCCTTGCTCGTACCCTTCTTCAGCGGCAT